CTCGTTTTGTAATATGATCGATAAATTTCTCGAAGCTCAACGCTATCAGTAGATTCTTGTACTATGTAATCAGTCTTATCAATTTGAGCTGCAGCGGCCATACCAATAGCATCTTCCTGTCTACTAGCAATGGCAATAATCTCTCCATCTTTTTTTCTCACTATAAACATCAGTTAAGACCAAAGCAGGGTAGGATGCTAACATTACAGTATCTTCCATATTCTTCAAGTCCTACCATAGCCATCAGTAACAGTACTGGTACTACAGCGATCATAAAGACAATAACAGCAAACGCTTTGCCAAGATCCTTAGTAGTACAATAATCATGTTTAGGTTCATCTAACATTTTCATATAATCTCCAGCGCTCGTAAACTTAAGATCTTGCATTTCATTATTCATGTTCGCCGCCTGCGCCTCTTCCATTATAAAAACCATAAGGCTTTCGCTTGGCAATTTCAAATGTAGCAACTGTAATAGCCACCCCGCCTAGCAGTAATGTGTGTATCATCATGCTGACTACTCCTGCCCACATGCTTCCTACAATAATACCAAATACAATACACCACATCCAAGCTAATACTTGCATAATCATGTGTCTAGTGTTTAAGTCAGGAATGCTGCTTAACGGATTAGTATTATGATCCATCACTACATTCCAGCAATTATGTACCCATTCTCTCATTGATACGACCTTTCTAAAAGTTACTCTTAAAGGATAATGCGCATCGGCATTATCACGAAATTCTATAGCATCGTTGATATCATAAAACTTTTCAGAGATTTTGTGGTTTTTAAAAAATGCTGTTACTTTATACATCACTTGTCTCCTCTATCAAAAATTAAAAACAGGACCGTCAAAGTTAATGACAGCCCTGCAAGTATTACCCAATCAGGCATTACTTTTTTTCCGATACAAACTCATAAAGTTTTTCAGCTTGTGATTTAATTTCATCTGGATTTAAAGCTTTAGGTACATACTTCTTCCAAGCTTCTAGTGCTTGCTCTGTATCTTCCTTATACATTCCTAACATTTTATTAGCAAGATCTACTTGCATATCATAATGTTTGTCTGCAATTTCTTTTGCCATGTTTAATACATCATAGCGGATTTGATATGGATTTGACATTTAAGTCTCCTTGTGTGTTATGTGTGTGTACGGTAAGGACTATTATAGCCCCTACCGGATAGTTGTGCAACTACTTATCGCGCAGTTTCTGAAGTTCCATCATACACTTCTTCGACTCCTCGTGTAGGCCCATTCTTGCGAGCTCCGCTGCCGCTCTGGAGTATCCAATCGTCTGCGTAAACCGATCGAATGAAGACCACAAACCCGACAAGGGTGAGAAGACATAATCTGCTACTAAAGCTGTCATTAGACCCACCCTCTTAAATTTTCATTTGAGCGAGCCACGTGATAGATTTCACCACGTGAAAGTCCAATATCTGCTAGTTCATAATCTGTTAACTTATGTAGCTCTTTTTCAGTTTGACGAATAATTTTACGGTTCGTTCTATACTGACTAAAAGCTTTTAATGCTTCGATAATAGTTTCAATTGCCCTCGTTGAGTAGCTGTGGGCTGCTAGTATTGCTTGTGTCATTTTGTTTCCTCGTTTGACCAATATTGATTTTACGAGGACGCATTTCTTCTGGAATAACATACTTCAATTCAATTGCAAGAATGCCATCCTGAATATCTGCTCCGTTTACATTTACATGTTCGGACAGCCTAAAGGTTCGTTTAAATTTCTTTGTCGAAATGCCACGATGGATAAACTCTCTACCTTTAGAGACGTGTTCCCCTGTAACAGTCAAGGTTCTATCTTTAACTTCTACAGATATCTCATCCTTTGTAAACCCAGCAATAGCTAGTTCGATCAAGTATTCTTGATCTCCAGCTTTGATAATATTATGTGGGGGATAATGGTCTTGAGCATGTTTAGCTGTCCACTCTAATTCGTTGAACAGATGGTCAAAACCAACAAAAGATGACCGCGGGAATAGTGTTTGTAAGCCTGTCATTGTTATCTCCTTTTGAGCAAGCAAGATTGTATCGCGACCGGATTATTCCGCATCGCTATAATATATATAGTATTTAATTTTTAAAAAGCAACTAAAAAGTTATTTATTTCCGATATTATATTTCGGACATAATTCCCATTGTGCTTTCTCCTTAAATGGGATGATCTTGATTTGACGTAGAGGAGCACAAGTAAGATCTGTCACTCCTTGTATCTCTACAAGACCCCAATCACTGAGCAATGTTGTGATAGTATTTCTACGCTCTACATCATTAGCTTCTAGATTAGCTTTTTTTCCATCTAACATAAACAGCTCTTTAAAGTGAACGATAAAGTATCGTCCCTGCTTATGTAATATATGACATGATTGAAATAATTTTTTATCTTTACGAGAGGCGACTCCTATTCGGGTCAACGTCTCTCTTACTTTTAGAAAATCATCTGGTTCGTTTAAGACCACCTCGAGCATGTCTTGAGGTTGCCATTCGACTATATTATTTTCTTCCACCTTTACTCACCTTCTGTTTTATAATTTTTATGTTTTCAGGTGATAGAAGGGATAGTACTTGTTTAGCTTTATCATTGCTATATCCATAGTATTCTTTAATCACTTCAATATCACTCTCAGTTTCTGGTTTCATCCATTTCGAAAATCTTTTACGTTTACGAATGATATTTATAAGAAAGTGATATTGTAGTTTATTATCTAGGTGATGATAGCGATTCATTACGTTTGCAATGCCAACAGTATCATAGAAGTAGGACATAGAGCGATTAATAAGAAAAGAGTTATAGCCTTTCTCAGCAACGTCATCGACCATAACATCTTCTTTAGAGAAGTTAATACTGTTTAGATAGGTAAAAGGATTCATCAGACAAACTCCACATTAGCCATAATCTCAGTCATACAAGCAACAGTATTAAGCTCATGATCAGCCACAAACGAGTCTTTATACTGATAGTCAGCAAGTATAAGAATCAATTGAGGTATAGAAGCAGGTACTACGAACTCATTCATATTATCGTATAGTCCTCTAAATATGGCAACAGTATCGATATCCATACTATCTACGACCCACTTACGCATAGACTTAAAGTCTTTTGCCTTAAGATGTTTACATAGAGTAGCAAACATATCACTCGATACAACACTTACAGATGCATCGATAGATCCTGCAATAGACAATCTTTGACCTTCGTTTAGTACTCTACGCCAATCAGGAGCATGCTTCATAATAAGATCAGCCGCAGCCTTCTTATCATAAGTAACACCTTCGTCATCTAGTATAGTAGTAAAGCGAGTAAAGAATTGACCTGCAAGAGTCGCCATATCTTTCTTAGACGTATTGAACTCATACACACCACATCGAGAATGTAAGGGTTCGATAATACGGTTCCGAAAGTTACATGTAAGTATAAACCTACAGTTATTAGAGAACTCTTCGATAAAGCCACGCAAGGCAGGTTGAGTAGATTGAGGATTCAGATAGTCTGCCTCGTCAAGTATAACAACCTTATAGCCGCCTTGCAATGATACACTAGAAGCAAATTGCTTAATCTTGCCTCTCAACGTGTCGATGTTTCCTTCTTCAGACCCGTTTATAGTTATAAAGTCAAGTCCTAGTTGCTTGCACATAGCTTTAGCAACAGTAGTCTTACCCAAGCCAGCCGTACCGGTAAACATCATATTAGGTATTTCACCAGTATCGACAATAGCTTGTAACGTACTCTTAAGCTGCTCAGGTAGGATAGTATCCTGAATAGTTTGCGGGCGGTACTTCTCTACCCATAGAAAATCTTTCGACATATTAACCTCATAATAAAAATATAGTATAGCTCACTTAGGTTAATAAATCTACTCCGATTCAGTAGCCATTTCTTGTTGATAAGCTTCTGCTAGTTGAATAGCTTGCAAGCATTGATCGCGAAGCTGACCAATGGTTGATAGCTCTTCACCTTTAAATGCTCCTCGTCCAGTTAACGCATCAATAACAGCAACTGTGCTGCGTGATGTACGATTAGCAAGATCATAAATCTCAGAGTGATCTGGTGTATTTGTTTCTTCTTTAGCCATCTTAGCCTCCATAAGTAGATGTTTTTTTCTAGAGCAATCCAGTACTTGACTTCGTGATTGACACTAGAGAATTGTGATATAAGTTTAGATGAGATATCGACTTGATAGTCATCAGCAATAATTTTAAGGTTGTTTATGTTTAGCACAAAGCTAAAGTCTTCTGAGTTATACTCACCCTCAACCATAATAGAGTAAGTATTAGCAGTACTATTCTCTGGATCAACAACAGTCAGTTTAACCGAACCGTTATCAGGTTCAATCAATACTTGACTATGACCAAAGACGCCAGCAGCTTTTTTAAGACCATTTAACGTAGACTGCTCTAACGTAAACGATACATCTGCTTGAGGCATATTAATAGGTTTTCCGATCGTAGTAAGCATCTCAGGATCAGCATAGTAATACTTTACCATAGCACGTCCAGCGTTACCGCCTACAACCATATTGTTTTCTTTAAATTGAACCGAAGGATTATCAACTAGGTCAAGCACACTTAAGAAGTTCTGCAAGTCATATATACCTACTTGTTTATCAAACTGTTCAGTTACAGTAGCTTCACTAAGAACATTCTTAGCTTCAGCAATAGTCATAATCTTATTACCCGGTTGAATAACAACATTACTGTTTATACTGGCAAAGTTCTGTAGTATCTTCACCGTTGATGCACTTATTTCCATTATGTAATCCTACTAAAGTTTTTATCTTTTACTATTTCTAGTCTGTTCTCGAACTTATCATCTAGTAGCTCTCGCTTATGAGAGATAACAAAGATGTTAGTTTCGTTACCTAAAGTATAGATGATCTTCATAAGATTATCAACACCTTCGTGGTCTAAAGATGAGTCGAACGTCTCATCCAATATAAGAAGATTAGTTGCAACACTATTCTTCATCTTAGCTATCATCCTCCAAGTAAACAATAACGCTAGATCTATACGTTGCTTCTCACCTTCAGAGAACGAATCGTATGAGAATGCATCTCTGAATCGTGATCTGATAGTCTCTTGGAATGCTTCGTCTAAGTTAAACGAAACATAGAAGTCTAATATCTCTAGGTACTGATTACACAGCTGATTAATAACAGGTAAGTACTGCTTAACGATCTTGGTTTTAATACCAGTATCCTTAAGCATAGTACTCATTATAATATTATAGTTTAACTGCTCACTGAGTGCAAGCTTTTCTTCTACAAAGTTATTACTATCGAATGTTAAGTCATCTAACTCTTGTACTGCTTGATCCATATCAACATTAGTATCTAACTTA